AGCTTATGAAACTGCGGAGATGGGCCTCTTCATCGCAGAGAGGAAAGAGGCAATCAATCTAGTAACTGGTAGATTGTCTCAACTCGAGCTAGGAATGGAACACCTCCTTAACGGGAGATTCCAATCCTTCTTGAGAACCTACAATGTCAAGCCTAAGCGAAAGCACCGTAAGGTAAAGTGGAACCGTCCTCAACAGGCGGCTTCACTTTGGCTTGAATATTGGCTCGGATGGGCGCCAATGATCGCAGATATTTTTGCGGCCATTGATGTTCTTCAGAGCGACTACCCTAAGGATTTAAAGGTAGTCGAGACTTCGGTAATCCGAGATTCTCGAAAGGGGTCTTGGGGAGTGTGGTCGAATCCTGGCTTTGACGCCGGAGATTTCGATCTGGCTGCAATAGCCAGGGTTAAGTATCAGGCAGTAATGTCTGTTACCAACCCCGCTCTTTTCCGTGCGAATCAACTGGGCTTGATTAACCCAGTTGGGATTGCGTTCGAACTGATCCCTCTTTCTTTCATCCTCAACTGGTTCGTGAACGTCCAAGATTTTATTGGATCTTTCACAGACTGGGTGGGGCTGAATCTAACGGATGCTTTTACAGTTAGTACGCTGTCGGTCAAGGGATCGGAGACGTGGCGGCCCGAATGGACCCCCGCTATCTCTGAGTTTTCCGTTGACCACCAATTGATGAGCCGATCTATGGGAATAATAGCCCCAAACCTCGGAATTCGTCACTTTCCCGGGCTTAGTATGTCGCGTGCTGCGACCTCTATTAGTCTCATCGTCTCATTCTTCTCTCCACGTCGCTAAGCGGCCTCTGGGTAGAATCACTCCAAAGGAAACATTATGCCAAATATGGCCAATATCACAGTCAAAAAAGCTGACGGAACGACTGACGTCGTATTTGTAGCAAAGATGCCAGCCGCAGGTGATAAAACGCCCGCTCGCTGGACTGTCGATGCAGCAAGTCCTGTCCCAAGTCTTCGCCCTGTCATGAATACGACCTCGCGCCCCAACGGGGATCGCTCGGCTCGTAACATCACGACTACGGTTAAGTTCCCTGACGTCCGTACCATCTCTGGTGTGGACACTGTCGTGGGCAACGTGATCGTAAACATCGAAGCTGTTGTCCCTCTTAACGTCACTTCTACAGTGACGACTGAGGCGATCGCGCAAGCGGCAAACCTTTTTAAGGCGACCCTCTTGCAAGATTCGTATAAAGACGGCTACGCACCACAATAATGGTGAAGCTATCTGCGCTACACTGTCTTATCGTGATACTCTTGGC